CACGAGCCAGAGCCTTATCCCGATCCGACTGCGCCTTTCGTTGGGCCGCAGACGGTTTGTTGATTGGTGCACTAGTCTTGGGCATTGTTCAGAATCAATTTTTGGATTGTTTTCTTTATCAGGCGTCGAACATTGAGCATGTCACCTGACAAGCTGCCGGTTAAAAAACCTCCCGACTCCAACCCTAAATAGACTCCAACAATCTCCTTCTCCGAAATGCGGGCTTTCAATATTTGGGACATGTTTCTGCTGAGCGGAACGCACGCGGCCAAGAAATGGTCGATACGCTCCTCATTCTCAACAAATTCACTATACCAAGGCCACAAACAAATCCGAAGGCCAACTAAGTGCGCCAAACAACTCTCCTCAAAGGACAATAAGTTGTTAGATTTGATCCAGTTAATGCTGCTCACGATTTTGGTGTAATTTCCGGCACAGATCACAGGATCTCCTACCCCACTCACAAATCGTTCCCGCAAGTGATGTGACAAAAAGGTAATCTCGCTGATGTTACGCGGAAGGGCGGCATCAAAACCAATGATAATTCCGAACTTCTTCAGATAACCACTGACTTCTACGACGCCTATTCCGGGACAATCCAACGAAAAAGCCAAATCATCACCATTCACAAGCAGCCTACAAACATCACTGAACCTCCTCCCCGTAAGCTGTGTCACAGCTAGCCACATAGAACACCACATGTAGAGGGAATTATCGTGTCCTGTACACTCCCACCCACTCTTGTTGTGAAACATTCGATACACGACGCCGAGAGCAATCACGTCGCCGGCATAAACTGCATCATACAAGAGGTCCACACATGGCCCATACTCCGAAGGCAAAAAAGATTTGCGCAAATCCCTAATGATACGCGCCACCTGCAATTGAAATCTCTGGTCACACCCGTCGCCATCAGCATCGTAACAGTTCTGTTTTGAGCCTAAACTCATCATAAACCTCACGTACTGTTGACCGGGTAACTGGATTCCAAGTGTGATAGGGTGAC